ATCTTGCATTTGCTATTCCTGATGTGAATGATATTCCAGTAATAGCCCCACTAACACCAATTTTAGAAACTGTCAAAATCAAATCATTTGTACCTGTTGCACCACCTAGATATTGTCCTTTGATAGTTATCATGTCACCCACAGCAAAACCAGTTCCGCCGGCAAATATACCATTACCTACCCCAAAGTAAGAACTAAATATTTGTCTTATATTGAATGCAGCTCCAGTACCGACACCATCTGTTGTCCATCTAGTAGCACCACTATTACTTATATTAGTATAAGTTATAACTTGTGCTAAACCTGCTTCTACACCTGTTGTTTGACCAATTATAAATCCAGCAGCATTTAACAAACCACATGATGTAAATGCGGCTGTAGTATTATCGCTTAATTCAATTACACCACCTTGAGTATGTGTAAGTTGAATTGCACCGTCTGTTGTTACACTAGCAGTTACGTAAGGTGTACCTGCTGCCAAAAATGCAGTAACAAAATCTGTGGCAGTAGCACCGTCTGGTATAGTAGCAGTATATGCACTAGACAAGTTAGGGCTGCCTGGGACCGATGCAGATAAATTCAACGTATATGGACCAGCACCATTACATGTTGTACTATTAAATACAGGATTTTGCACAGTACCAGTTATAATTGTAGGACCTGTTGCAATTCTTTCCCATAGATAATAGGCTGCGCTTGGAGTTTGTGAATTATATGAATATTCACCATATATAGTACCTGCCGGAATTAATTGTCCACCGGTAGCATCTAAATCATAGATTGCAGCCCAATCTGATGAATATGATTGTACATTCTTTTTAATCCAACTTTGAGTAACTGAACTATACTCTGATACTACCGGAGCAAGACCGTTACCATTTGATCCAACTTTTATCCATACAGATCCTGATGGTCTAGGATATGTTTGACTTGCTGACCATAATGGCATTTGAGAAGAAGTTCCGGCAAACATAGTAGGAATATAATATGTCTTTGGAGTAATCCCTAAATCAGCTAACACCGTACCACTTCCAGCGGCAATTGTTAAATTAGGGTTAGAACCAACTTGAGTTGAATAAAGATTTAATTTTCCATTAGTAACATCTGCTGTTATTTCAGGGTATCCCCAATCATTAATTTCGGCTGCAATACCTGCAACCGTATTGTTTGTACTTGCTGGAACAGTTACAGTTTCAGTCCAAAGACCACTGACACTAATAGTAAATGTATTACCTACAGTTAATGATGTTGGTGCGTTGGTACCTTGTACTGTAGGTACAGTGCTTCTCCATCTTGAGCTACCTACTATTACCCAAGTATTATCTGACGTTTTGTAAAAATAAGTATGACCTGTAGTTGTACTTGGAACATTATATGTTTGAAGTGCATTAACTGCATAATCACCTATGTTTCCAACACTGTCGAGTGGAGCACCGGCTGGGCCACCACCTACAATCATAGCAGGATCACTAATAACTATAGGATTTACTAATTCAAACTGACCAGTAGTAGCATTGAATTCATAAATGCCCCATGTACTATTAGTTGTATCTAACCAATATGTACCGTCAGCAGGCTCTCCGGTTGGACGACCTGCTTGACCAACTAAACTAGCCAAATCAATATCGGCACGTAGTACATAAGCACGATTTGTTACACCAAGCGTTGAATATGCTGCCAACAATCCATACTCGTTTAATTCATAACCTTGAATAGGAGTACCGTTGGTTGTAGTATAGAAATAAGGTGTGCCATACAAGTTTACCAAGTCACGCTGACTACTAACTAAAAATAGCTTGTTTGCGTTTGCGGCTGTAGTAGCAGCGGCAACGCCAGTACCAGTAGCGTTTGGTTTATTTTGCGCTGTGGCTAGCACAATAAGAGGAACTGAATTTATTGGGGCTGCAAGATACTGACTTTGATCGTTAATCGTTACTTGTACGCCTGGAGATGTTAATGCCATTTTGTTTTCCTTTATGTAAAATTATGAGGGTTACGACCCTAAAATGCATAGTAGTATTTAGTATATACTTCAAAAAAAGACCAATTAGTGTACCTTCGAAGGTTATAAATACATTATGCTGAGACCTATATGTAAAACATGCGGAAAGAATCACTGTGCAGTGAATTATATACGTGAAGGTATTACACACTATCGTAGTGGGTGTGATGAGTGCGGTCGTAAAAAGAAAAAGCTTAAAGCTAGAACACCTAGATGGCAAAGTGCAGGATATAATAAAAAACCCACATGTGACTTATGTGGGTTTCGTAGTGTCCTATCTAATCAAATTACAGTCTTTCACATTGACGGTGACTTGGATAACTGTAAATTAACTAACCTACGCAGTATCTGCTTAAACTGTGTAGAGGTTGTTAAAAAGAAAGAAGTGACTTGGAAGCGCGGTGACTTACAAGTTGATTATTGATTGAATCTGTTTGTGTAATTCATCAATCGTACCATTGTTGTCAACATAGTGGTCGTAGTTTAATCCTACGCTAGAATATTCACTAGCATGAACACGATTTCTATCTAGTTTTGCTTTGCTAGTGGCCCAGTACATATTGTTATTTCCACCCTTGTTATATTCTACTGCGGCATCATACCACTCTGGTGGCTGACCTCGACTAACTCGCATTGTAATACCACCTGCTGATTTGATAGCAATAACTTCATTGGCAAAACGACAGTCAGTGATGACTATGTTGTCACTAGCTTGCCGTAGTTTGTTCTCTACACTAGCAACCCAGATATCACTGTGAAAGCCATTGCGACAAACTTCAGTGCCCCAGTATTGCAGTATCCAACGAGGGGTAATATCCATACCAAGTCGTTCACTCCACCACACATCTTTCTGTTCTCTCCACTCTCTACTAGCTTTAGTAGAACCTTCTAGATATTCTCTGTTCCAACCAAAGACACTTGACACCGCATCTTTAAGACTGGCTGCAAAACTTAATCGTTTGAATCCATGAAATGTGCAGAGATAGTCTGCTATTGTGTCTTTGCCTGAACCAATGAAACCTGTGATGCCTATAATCATAAAAGAAAAACTCCTGTAATACTTATTATACTACAGGAGTGTGACAAAAAAAGTGTTTTAGGTTAACCTTGAATCCATGTTAATGGTTGTGAATAATCAACATAGCGTTTCAATTCGTCAAGCAATAGTTCCATTGCGGCTTTACCTTCAGCTTTCATAGCTGTACCATTTAGTGTTGTACCGCCACCGGGGCCTGCAATAGTTCCAAATTTCTCACGTGCTTCACCGATGATTAGTTTAAGATTGGCTAATATATAATCACCAATCCAAACACCTGCACCCGGATCTTGTAATAATACTTCTTCTGTACGTTGAACATCAGCCCAAATAAGAATACGTTCACCTGAGGCCTTAGGATCACGAACAATTCTAAGAACTTTGGTTACTGGATCAAATGTATAAATTACATAACCACCAAACATACGTGCGGCTAATTCAACATAACCTGCATAGAAGTCATATGTTGCCATACCACCAGCAAAGTTATAGTTCAATAGATATGTGTTTAGAATAGCACTTGAGAACGGATCAAACGCAGTGCCAGTACCACCTGTTTCCATACCAATTGTGCGTCTAAAGATAGAACGAACGTTGATGAAATTGCTAGGTAGGGTATAAGTGTCTACATCTTTAATGGTAGTCATTAAAGTGTATGATTCACTGGTGCTGTTTTGTGCTCGTTGACGATATACCTTGATGGTATAGTTATAAGCAGCCTCAAAGTGTTCTGGATCAAGTTCTAAATCAATGATACCATCTCCTAAACGGTATCGAATATTTTTGAACAATGCTTGTTTTAACTCATCTAGTGTTAATCCACTTGGAGTTGATAAAATGCTTGCGGTCGTTGATACAGTCATATGTGTTACCTAATAGTAGTATTTATCAGGTAACACAAGCTATTAGATATCTCCGTCTTTGCGATTCTCACTGTAATGAGCATCAAAACTACCACCGGGATAGCGACTTTCTAGCTTACGCACATTCTCGTCAATAACTTCGTTGGGGTCAAGATTCAATGCCCTGCAAGCATTGATCCAATACCAGATAACATCACCAAGTTCACGTTTCATGTGAAAGACTTCTGCGTCAGTCAGTGGCTTACCCTGAAAAAACATCTTCTTGGGCACTTCAATAAACTCGCCCGCCTCAGCCGCAAGTCCTAAACATGCAGTAAGTAATAGAGTCACGTTGATATCAGGACCACCATCGTTACCATCAAGTTCATCACATCGGTTCATGAATGTAGTCAAGTCATTGCTTGCTTGGCTTGTTACAGCCTCTACAAAATCTTTATATTTGTTTAAATCAATATTAGTCATTAAAATGCTTTCAAAATAATCATACCTTCGTTGAAACGACCGTTAGGGGTAGTTGCAACTGCTTTAATATCATTAAAGAATTTACGTGCCGCAGGCTTGCTTCCCATGACTTCTTTAATTTGCTCGCCCGGCTTACGCAGGGTTTTCACTTCACTCTTAGTTGTATCAAACCCAAGTAGTGTATTACCTTTTACAGTAAATGCCTTTGAGTACTCATCTGCAATATAGTGATGCAGTTTGCGCTTTGCAGTGTCATAGACCCAAGCTTCACTTGCACCATGCAATTTTACAGGACTGATACTAGTCAAGTCAAGCTTACTGGCTACATCTTTGAATGTTTTCAAGTACTTGAGTTTAGCTACAACTTTCTCGACCGGAACTGCTTTGCGTTGTCGAGGTGCTTTGCTTGCTTTCTTAACTGAAATATATGCGTTTAAGTCAGTTAGTACTTGTTCAATAAACTTGACAATGTTTCGTACTTGAATTTTAGTGAGGTGACTATAACCCTCAATCAATTGTTTGTCACTACCCTCTTGAAGGTCATTAAATTCTGTTTGTTTCTTTTTCCAGATATCAGCAATCAAACTGATATGTTGTGGCATCACATTAAATTTAGACACTAGATCCATTGTCTTTGTCTTTGTCTTGCCCTCTATAATGAATTCGTCAAAGACACCTTCAAGTTCGCCGGCAGCTTCTTTTGCTTTCTCACGCAAAATGTCTTGAATATTGGGACGATTTGAGGTATCTACCTCTGCTTTGATTTCCTCAGGCTTGTTGACAACTAATAACAAACGAACAATTTCGTTTTCAAGTGTCATTTCTTCATGTTCTGTTAATTCTAGACCACGTAATTTCATACGTGCCAACCAGCACAATGTCAATAAAAATTCGTTCTCATGAACCTTACGTAGTGCTTTTGCATCACCGGGACGATTGTTTAAGTCAAGATATTGACTCATTAGTTCTTTTGCGTCTTTTTTGCCATAGAAACGATTGTACCATGTAAAACTACGCATTAATGCTACCCTGCGTTTGTCTTCATCGGGCTGTAGTACAAACAATGGTTCGTCACCATAGTGTTGAACATCTGCATCACGTGGGTTTAGTGCTTTAACCTGACTGTGATCTTCTGTATTCTTTTTACGTGTAGCCATTGATTACTCCTATAGTTGATAACATTTATGTATTATAGCACAACCCTTATTTACTGTCAACCTTACAGGAACATACGATAAATAAGTATATGCCAAAATTATCCCTATACCGCCCAAATAAACAAAATGATTACAGATTCTTTGACCGAACTATTTCGGAAGAATTGCGTGTGGGCGGTACAGACTTATATATTCATAAGTATTTGGGTCCTCAGAATCAGGGGCCTAGTAATGATTATACACAACCTCAATATACAGAAACAGCCCCAACGGGAATTCAAGATTTATTATTCTTAGAAAATCGTGACCGTGCTTATGACCCAAATATTTATAGATTACGTGGGCATTATAATGTACAAAACTTAGATTTTGATTTAAGTCAATTTGGATTATTTTTAAATAATGACATTATTTTTATTAATGTACATTATAATGACATGATTGATATTGTTGGTCGTAAGTTAATGGTTGGAGATGTATTAGAATTACCTCACTTATTAGATTATAATCCATTAAAAGAAACAATACCTGTTGCATTAAAACGTTTCTATCAAATCACTGACGCTAACTTTTCTAGTGAAGGTTTCAGTCAAACATGGTTCCCGCACATGTGGCGTATCAAGTGTGAGCCACTAATTGACAGTCAAGAATTTACACAAATTCTTAATGAACCTACAAACTTAGACACTTATCTAGGATTGTGGGACACTACTAAAACTTATCCAGCTGGGTATGTAATTACTTATGGTGATAAAAATTACAAAGCATTGATTGATGTTCCTGCAGGAATCACCCCGCCCAATGCAACATATTGGGAACTTGACCCCGATCAAAACTTACGTGACATTCTTGCTACTTACAACAAGAACCTTGAAGTTAATGATGCAGTACTTGCAGAAGCACAACGTCTACTACCTAAGTCAGGTTATGATGTAAACCAGTTATATGTTGTCCCTACATACGGTGTATATAGTGCGAACGGTGTACTGTCGCATAAGTTAGATCAACCAGCGCCGCCTATCAATGTTGTAACATCTTCAAGTGCTACCGGTGCACCTAACCCTACTGTTGAAATTGTATCTAACACACAATATGTTAACGATAGTCCAGTATTACGTATACCGGCTGCTACTATAGCTAAGATTTGGACAATGACGTTAGATTCATCGTTCCCTAGTATTGAAGCTAATGCAACATTGTTATTATCATCGCTTAAATTAGCACCAGAAATGACAGCAGGTGGATCCGGATCAGTTGAATGGGATATGGTGTTAACTGTTGACAGTATGGGACCAATTACAGGCCCGTACGGCACCGCAGACAACACATATGCTACAGCAGACCAAGATCCAGTAGCCCCAGGCTTTACAGGTACACAGCCATATGGTCCTAACACAATGGACTATCGTGCTGACTGTGATCCTAGATTCCAATTCATTGCACGTAGTAGTCCACGTAGCTTTGGTTATTTAGCAGGATATTTGACCGGAGACGGTACTGCACCAAACGGCTTCCCATTGAATGGTTTAGGATTAGATACATCATCTCTTTCTGGATCAGGTATTGCTTTCCCACAAAACCCACAAGTAGGAGATTATTTCTTACGCATTGATTACTTACCTCAAATACTATTCAGATGGGACGGTAAAATTTGGGTTCGTATCAGTGAGAATGTCAGAACAAATACTGGCTTTGCAAATGAAAATAATCAATCTGAATTGAATAGCTTCATTAATGATACTCAACAAACAAGACTAACAGATGGTACACTTGTACCGCAACGTCAAGCATTGTCAACTATATTGACGCTTGCACCAGACAACATTCCACCAATACCACCAGTACTATAATATGGCACAATTTTTTTATGACAATCAGATACGCAGATTTTTAATTCAGTTTGCAAAAATCTTTAGCTCTTGGCAAGTTACCAGAGGAAAAGATCCTGCAGGTAATAACATTCTTGTTCGTGTTCCTGTTATGTATGGTGATAGCTCTCGTCAAGCGGCAACTATACTTGCTAACAACAGTGCAAGTAATACACCAAGCGCACCATTGATTACATATTACATCAGTGGATTAGAATACGACCAAAGACGTACACAAGATCCTACTTTCATTGACAAGCTTAGTATTCGTCAACGTACATTTAATCAAGAAACTGGTCAATATGAAACGACACAAGGACAAGCATTCACTATCGAAAGATTAATGCCTGTACCGTATACATTACGTATTACAGTTGACTTTTGGACTACTAACTATAATCAGAAACTAGAGTTAATTGAACAACTAGGTACATTGTTTAATCCTTCATTGGAAATTCAAAGTACAGAAAACTTTGTTGATTGGACTAGTTTGAGTGTTGTATATCAAGATGGATTGACATTCAGTAGTCGTAGTATCCCGCAAGGCACACAAAATCCAATTGATGTTATGAGTTGGAAGTTTTATATGCCTATATGGATCAGTACAAGTGCTAAACTTAAAAAGTTTGGTGTTATTGAAAAAGTTATTGCAAGTATCTTCCAAGGCAAGGCATTAGAAGATATACAAGACGATGATTTGTTATTAGGTACTCGTCAAAAGATTACACCGTATGGATATAAAGTATTACTAATTGGAAACAGATTACAATTATTGCCCGCAAATGAAGCATTTGATCCTAGTAATATTGATCTAAATTATCCCAATCCACCTGCAACAGATTTGTATTGGTCATCATTGTTAAATGTCTACGGTACTATTAGACCTGGCATTAGTCAAATATGGTTACAAAATCCATACATGAATACTGATATTGTAGGTACTATTGTACTTGATCCTGCTGATGACAGACTACTGATATATAATATTGATCCTGACACATTACCCCAAAATACATTAGATCCTGTTACTAGTGTTATTAATCCACAGACTTCTGGACCCAATGCAGGTTTGCCCGGGCCAATCAACGGTGTAAGATATTTGCTTGTTGAAAGTATAGGTCAGTCAGATAACTCAACTATTGCATGGGGTAATCTAATTGCTAATGCCAATGATATTATTGAATATGATTCAGGTACAGGACAATGGTTTGTAAGTTTTAATAGTCGTGCTGATACAAGTGTTGTACAATATGTTACTAACTTAACAACATCAATTCAGTATCGCTATACACCTGACGGCGTTTGGATGAAAAGTTACGAAGGCTGGTATAATCAGGGAGATTATTCTATAGTGATTTAATTTTTGATAAATCATTATATGAACAACACTAGTGCAGGCGTTTTCTTTTATTCCAAAAGAACTCAACGCTATCTATATCTACTTAGAACTGACAGCAAGAACCCAGGCAACTGGGGGATTCCAGGTGGCAAAGTAGAAAATGATGAGACACTTATGGAAGGTGTTGAACGTGAGTGTATGGAAGAGATTGGTTATTTTCCAAAGAAAGCTAAACTAATCCCAATTCAAAAGTTTGTCAATCATTCATTCACATATCATACATTTTTCTGTGAAGTTGACAAAGAATTTACTCCTGTATTGAATGAAGAACATTGCGGTTATGCATGGGTAGGTGATAATCAATATCCCAAACCGTTACATCCAGGATTATTCAACACAGTAAATTTTGATGTTGTAATAGACAAATTAGAAGCACTAACGAAAAAGACAGCCTAAGCTGTCTTTTTTATTTTAGCAGTTTTGCAACTGTATCATAACCTAGTGTACCAAGCACTATCCCTGCCCCCATCATCATCCATCTCCACTTTTCAAGAGTGTTGATTTTGTCTGACATTGCTTTATGAGCACCAGTGCTAGAGTCTTGCATCTCTTTAAGAAGCTTATGAGTATCCTCATTGCTCTTAACAATAGTGGAGTTCAAGTCTTTGATATCAGCTTTGATTTCGCTGATATCACTCTTGATGTCATCCACTTGCACTTGTAATACAGCTACTTCAGTCTCTGTTTTAGTAGGCATTTTTATTGCTCTAGCTTGGCTCATGATTAAGCGTTGTTAATAATTACGATTGGGTTAGGTTGTCCACCGTATGTATTAGCTGCATATGCTGTGTTGAATGTAGAGATAACATCAGGGTTAGCTGTATTCAATACTGCTGTACCTGTACCACTACCACCTGCATTTATTGCAGTGAATGTAACACCAGTGATGTTACTTGCTGCACCAATTGCTGTCCAATTTGTATCACCTGAATAATAAATTGTATACAATGAACCAGGTGTCAATGAACCATCAGCAACTGTTGTTGGGAACACACGTGTTTGATAATCATTTACACTTGAAACATACTTAGTAGAGTTATCATCATATGTAGCAATAACACTCATTGTGTTTGGAGTTAATGCTGTGTTAGCAACGTTAGCTGTATAAACTGCACCAACTAAACCAGTTGTAGTACCTTGTACCAAATACTTTGTCTTACCTTTTTGACGCAAGATATAACCTGCTTCTGGTAATGCTTGAATGAACGGATCACCTTGACCAGTTACGCCAGCCGCATTGTTTGCTGAGTTAGCTGTCAATACAACTTGTTGTTGAGCCGCATTAGGTGTACCTGTTGCGTTAGTTAATGTAACGTTTGTGCCACCTGGAGTCAATGATACAGTGAATGCACTTGCATTAGCAATACTAGTAATCCAATATGTTGTATTGATTACCAAACCACCTAAGTTAGATGTAAATGCAACTGGACCACCTGATACTAGAGTCTGTGCATTACCACTTGTGCGAATGAAATTACCTGTTGCTTGTGTGTTAGCAACTGCAACATCAAGCTCACCTGCTGTAGAAGTAGTTGTGCCTAGTAATGTCACTGGGCCTTGGCCTGCATTGTAAACTGCGTATAAGTGTGTGCCGGCTGCAAGGTTAGCAAAGTCAGTATTCCAACCAGCAACAACGTTACTACCTGTACTTGCAAATACAGTACCTGTACCATTAGCACCAAATGCTACATTACATAATACTTGCTTACCATAGATACCAGTGTTACCACCTACAACACCATATGTGTTAGCTGAACCAACTGGGTTGTTGAAACCAAAGTCAACACCTTGAATAGTAGCGATAACTGATTGACTAGTTGTATCAGTCAATGTAGCGGCTACAGCGTTTGGATTGCTAGGTTGTGTAGCAGTAACAGTGAAGTTGTTAGCATCGATAACATCGAATACCCAATATTGTGTGCCACCGGTTAAGCCACCTACAGTAGAGGCTACTTGAAAACGTTGACCACGAATGATGCTTAATGAAGTTGTGCTTTCAGCAATCGTAACTGCACCAGTTGCGGCTGTAGTAGCTGTAACTGTAACAAGCGTTGCTTTAGCTATTTTTAGAGGACGTCCCATTTGATTTTTCCTTTGTAAAATTAGTGAGTTCTAGTCACTACGCAGTGGGGTACTGCATAAACCTGCCGAATGCAAGTGTATGATATATTTATCAAAATACTGAATTATTGGGTGCCTGTATTAGCATGTGGTGCACCTAATTCAGTAATACTAAATTCAGTTCCGGCACCACCACCGGTTGTAAGAAACGCTACTACATTTCCTTGACCACAATAAACAGTATTAAATGTACTGGATCCGGGATAAATTTGTGACTGTTGTGTAGCAATTGCATAAGGAACTCCTGCATTATTAAAAGTATATGCAACATTTGATAGTGCTACTCCTGCATTAGTAGTAAGAGTTAAACTAGTAGCATTAGCAATGCTTGATACAATTCCAACAGTTGTTCCTGTGGTATTTCCTATCCAAGCACCAACTATCAGTTGTGTATCAAATGCTGTTCCCGATCCAGTGACTGTTGCACTGTTAGTTGCTGCTGTTGCTGTTCCAGTACCTGCTACTCTGGGATAACCAGTTGTAGCATGAATGCCGGTGCCAGTTGTAGATATTCTAATCTTATCTGTAGCAATATTAGCTGATTGTTGTGATACTAAATTGCCTGTATATACGTATGATGTCATTTTGTTTTCCTAATTATAATCTTCCGATAGCGATTTCAATAACGCCTTCGATACCTTCAAAGTTTTCTAATGCTTTGCCAATGACTGTGCCCATTTGAGGTGCTATTGAGGGTCTTGCATACCCATTACCTGCACTAATCATCATGTCACCTTTGCGGATCGTACCTCTAACCTTAGTTGGTACACGACCTTGTAGTGCTATAGCTACAGCAATACCTGTACAGGTTGCATTCATTGCATATGCCGGATTGGTTGATACTACACCTGCTACTCTAGTGGTACCAACTTCAGCGATGGTGACTTCCTTTTCTCCACCGAACGCTAACACAGTACCTGGTTCATATTCACTGTCAGCTTCGTAATATTCTGCCAAGTCAGCATATGTTGAATTTAATTTAGAGCCTGCACTTAATGACCAGTTACCGGTAATAGTACCTGCTGTTGTGTTTGCTCCGGTAGTTAATGTTGTTCCATAATGTGTTGCAGTGCCTGCGCCCACAGTACCAGTGAATGTTGGTAAGTATGCCGCAACGTTACTATTACTATATGATCCTGCAAAGCTAATAGACACACCATTAGCATAATAATAGTTGTCTGTTTTAATACCACCAGTTGCAACGTTAGAAGAAACTGTTAGTGATGCTAATGTGCCGGTGCTTGTTATATTAGGTTGAGCAGCAGTTGTCACTGTGCCTGCTGTAGATGCACTGCCTGCACTAGTTGCATATGTTGCATTAGCCACAGTACCTGAAACGTTTGCTCCTGCAACTGAATTGGCTGTAGTTGCAAATGCGACTGCACCAGAAACATTACCTCCGGCTACACTATTGGCAGTGGTTGCATATGTTGCAAGATTGACAGCACCTGACACATTGGCTCCTGCTACTGCATTTGCAGTCGTTGCATAACTTACTGCCCCACTTACGTTTGCTCCGGCAACACTGTTTGCTGTTGTCGCATACGCTACAGCACCTGTTACGTTTGCACCCGGAATAGAAGTTAAACCGGTAGCCGCGCCATAATGAGTACCTACAATATTTGCACCTGAGATGTTGCCGGTAGCTGTAATTAATCCAGCTGTACCTATATTACCAATATTAGCATTACCTGATACTGATAGAGAGGCTAATGTACCGGTGCTTGTAATATTAGGTTGTGCCGCTGTTGTTAATGAACCGGTTACTGTTGTGAACACCCCTGCGGCTGCACCTATGTTACCTACGTTAGCGTTACCAGTAACACTGAATGCTCCTAGATAAGTTAATGGTCCTGTACCACTTCGTCCCAATTGTGATGTAGTATCACCGTTGCCAAAAATAATGTAACCTTTGGTAGCATCTTGTTGTCCCTTGACAACCATTGTGTTATTTACGTTAATATCACCTATCCAGGCATCATCACCTACTTTAAAGTTAGTACCGTTACCGTTGTTATTAGCTGCAACTATAGAAGCAGTTACAGTACCTGCTGTGTTTAAGTTACCTACATTGGCGTTACCTGATACAGATACGCTTGTCAATGTTCCTACACTTGTAACGTTAGGTTGAGCATTAGTCATCAATGAACCAGTCAATTGACTTGCTACAACCGCACCACTATTAGCATATACATTTCCTACAGCAAAGTAAGGTCCAGTGTGAGTTAATAAACCATTACCATTTAAAATAGTAAAGTAAGGAGAACCCTGTAATGTTCCACTGTTGTTAAATTGAATTGATGTGTTAGCACCGGCTGCAACCAGTGTAGATGTTCCACCTACTGTAGTAATAGCTAAGGCATTAGGGCTGTTAGTATATGTTAGTCCAGTACCATTCAAAGGTCCTGTAAAGTCTGCATTGGCGTATAACTCTACATTGCCTGATGATGGGAAGTTACTAGCTAGTTTAATATAAAAATTATGACTATTAATATTTGCATTTGATACACCATTTGCACCTGAAATAGTAACCTGTGATCCGTTAGTATAAGGTGTTACATTTGCAACTGTCATCACGACAGGTGTAGCATTTGATAGTGCTACAATATTTGCCACGATAGTTGTCTTTGGTGTCCAAGATAAATTACCTAGACCGTCTGTTTGTAACACAAAACCAGTTGACCCACCTGACATTTTTATATTAGCAACATTACCCAATTGTAATTTAGAATTACCTATTTGAGAAGAATTGCCTGTATAGTTTTCCCAAGTATGTGTGGTTGCAACATACGTTAATAATTGTCCGTTCTGTAGTGCGTTTGCAGTGATGTTTATATTACTCCCACCTGAACCATCAATTTGACTAAAGCTGATGTTGGAATAAGAAGTTAATACTTCAATATTTTCATTAGGGGTAGTTTTACCGATGAACAATCGCTTGGCATCAGTTGCCCAGCCAAATTGTGCTTCGTCTAGTTGTGGCAAATCGACCAGATTACCTGATCGTTGCTGAATTTTCGAGATTTGTATAATTGCCATAGGTGTAATTCTTTACAGATTTACACTTATTTATCAATTTTTGTTATAGGAACTGAGTATAATATTGTTCAACTCGTTTGAACCAAGCATCAGTGTACTTGTCAAATTCACTGCCTTCTAAGATGAATTCCTGATAGAGATTGTCAGCAGAACACATAAAAATGACACCCTTACGTATTTTTGTCCCGTGTACTTCATTATGTGCGTTAGCATAGGCTGCTAACTGAACAAAGTAATCTTCAATCCATTCACGCTTTTTGGGCTTGTTAGTTTGCTTATGATCCATGATAGCTTCATCCCCATCATGTATACCTACTAAGTCCGTTGTTCCTGCATATATTTTTGGAAAGTATAGTGGAACTTCTGTGCCCCAGTATTCATTACATTTACTAAGACCTTGATAGATAATGTTCTGGGCCATTTTATGGCTCTGGATGCTATAAGGATTGCTTCCGGGCTCTCCTAGTACACCTGACTTTATGTAGTCTTCAATCCACTTGTGCATACGAGTTCCACGACCAGCAGCCTCAGTAGTAATCTCTTGTGCTTTTTGAGCACCGACTCGCTTGCGCCAGTTTTGTAATGCTAGCTTAGATTCTTCACTCTTGGTGAAATCTAGTATTGTGGTGACACTAGGAAGCTTCTCACCATCTGGTGTAGCGTACTTTCTTGATCCGTTGATTGTTTCTCTGTATAATGGGGCGTATGTAAATTTTTCTGTTATCATTAGACTCTAAAGCTTTCTCCGCAACCACAACGGTCACGTTCATTTGGATTACTGAATTCAAATCCTTCATTCAATCCGTTGCGTACAAAGTCTACAGTCATGCCTTGAAGATAGGCACAACTTTTTGGATCAACATACAATGAGCATCCATTACATTCTACTTTAATGTCTTCATCTCTTGGAGTGTCAACATACTCTAACACATAGGCTAAGCCTGAGCAACCCGTAGTTTTTACACCAATACGAATTCCCAGGCCTTTGCCTCGTTTAGCTAGCGTTTGTTTTACTTTGTTAGATGCTTTTTCAGTTAATGATATCATTTCATTGCTTTGTGAGCCATTTGATTTACAATCTTAGAACTTTCATCAGCGCCAGGTTCACTACCTTGCTCTTGTCCCTTAAACACTACATTGTCACCTTGAATGTTGCTAATGTATTTGTTTAATGGAGGGTTTTTAATCATGTTATACAAATCAGACTTGTCAATGATGATATCATTATCTCTGTAGTATTGCAAGAGTTCTGGAACTGTCCAGTCAGATTTTTCTTGTCCAGCATCAATATCACTTTTCAGTTGGCTGGTACTAGCTACCAGACTTACCAATAGAGGACTGGTGCTAAACTCGAACAGTCTCATATTATCTTTTTGCGCGGCCTACGCCACCGACTGGCTCTTGTTCTGGTTCTTCGATATCAGCACTGAAGTCTTCTTCACCGCCACCTGGCAATGGTTCTTCTGCATTAATATCAGCGTCCATTCCCATACCGTCATCCATGCCCATGTCATCACCACCCATACCGTCATCTGTACCAAATGCGGCTGTACCACCTTGACCAGTGATACTGTTCAATGCTGACTTCATAGTAGCTTCACTTTGAGTTAGTGTAGCTTGTAATGAAGTTAATGCTTCTGTTGCTTGACTAGTAAATTGGTCTGCTTCATTAACGCCCATCTCAGATTGAATGCTATCTGACAATGCTGGTAGTTCTTTGACTAACATGTCGGATACTTCTTCAATCATCTTACGTAGTGAATCTACTAGGTCTTGAGCTGCCAAAACAACTTGTGACTTTTCAACTTCTTCGTTCTCTGTAACGATACGAGGACGATTTGCACTTAGTTGTGCAAACTGCTTGCTTAGTGCTTGTTCCATGAATACTAGTTTCATGTATGAAGCATTACCATGACTTTCGCTGAAGCTAGCTGATTGCTTAGACTCACTCATTAAGCCACGTACTTTAGTAAGCATAGTACGTACTTGTGCATAAGACATTCTGCTAACATCGATAGATGTACCATAATGTTCTTTCAAGGCACGTTGTGCGCTTGCTACTGGTTTGTTATCAAAATCTGTTAATTTCATAGTTGTGGGTCCCAAAGACTAATATATATTATTTATCACTTTTGGCTTTATTGTGCGGTTTTTAGTTTATAGCTTTTCTGCTGCCAACTGTCTGATTGCTCAAGATATCCATTTAATTCATCAGTCATTTGACGTTTTTTATGCTTGTCTTCATTTAATTTTGCCAAATAAATTAGTTTTGTATCAGTGTCTTTTGTCTTCTTAAAAAGCTTTTGATGCATAGTCATGCTTACTTCAACAGCAGACAATTTCAAGTCTAGTTCAATGATCCTGTTAGCAGTTGAATATCTACCTTTTTTATCAAAAATGCACCAACACACAGCATTTTTTAAGTTATAGAAAGAGTTTATTGTGTCACCGTTATGTAGTTTTACAATTGCACCTTCTGGCTTTTTATCAATAAAGTAGCTGTTAAAAACTTCATAGACTCCTTGATTGTTACGAAACATAGCAATGTCTTGTAACTTATCTAATTCTTGTTTAGATATTACTTTCTTTATCTTCTTTTCAATATCAATCATCGTTCTCAACCTTAAAATAGATATTCCTTAACTCATCACTTGAGTCTAGGAATGCAGGAATTTTGTTCCAAATAGTGTTAGTTTTAATCATAGGTACTTGGTCACAGTCATTGTACAATGAACCTAAATCACTGATACCATCATTAAAAACACTTGGATGCTGTATTGTAAAACTGAATGACCAAGAATTAACCTTTTCATCATTCTCTAATAAGAACCCAAAATTCTGAAATTCTGACAAGTTTATTTCTTTAACTTTTGGTTTACTAATATCTTCTGGTTGACTACGTAATGATACTACTTGTAGTATCGTGTCAAAGTTGCATTGTGTGTTTCTTTTAAACAACCAAGCTTCCATGTCTTCATCGATGCCCGGTTTGCCGCGATTGATAACACCTGTCTGTGTGATATCAAATAGCGTATAGCAACTTATTTTGTAACTCATATCTATATTTAGAGGCAAAAAAAATCCGAGAATAAATCTCGGATTTCTTTGAAGTTAAACTTCTGATTAGCTTGCGCTTGTAGCTGTAGAAGCTAAACGGAAACCAACGTTAGTAACTGTAGCACCAGATAGGTCATAACCGTTAACTGTACCCAAAGCACGAATTTGTGTTTGTAAGTCAGCAGCAGCATATGCACCTAGTGGATATACAGCAACAGACATGTTAGTTACGTTAGTTGTAGCTGATACAGAATAAATCATTACTGTAGCTAATTGCTCGATTGACTGTAGAACTGCTGAAATAGCACCGCTAACACCCAATTGTGTTGTAGGAGCTGCGCCCAAGTCGAAACCGAAGAAGTCCATACCTGGACCGATGAAGTTTGTAGTTGTACCGTTTGCGTTTGTTGTTGAAGCGATTGGACCGTTCAACGTGTCCATTGCGAATACTGGTTGTGAATCGCCGTGTGTTCTTGTAAAGCCTGCCATGATAATTTTCCTTTAAAATGTTTGAATCATATAGATTCATACATTTATTTATGCCTGGCAACAAAAAAAGTCGGTTTTGGTTAGGTTCTTCCAGCCAAATTCTGGCGACTGAAGCCCATTCTATCTACATATTTAAGGCCGTGACTAACAAAACCCTCTTGTGTGTTAGTACCATCATCTAAATAACCTTGTACAGGGCTGGATTTTGCCGCATTGTTTAACTGTTCAACTACATTCATTTTTAGATTGTATATGTCAATCCATAACTGAAACACAGCTTGTAGTGTAGGAATATTTCCATCTATATAGCCAGGAACATGTACTTGTTTTTGTGTTTTAGGATCAAGTGTATTATAACCCATTAGTTTCTTCTTCATAGGTTCAGACATGTTACGTCCTGCAACAAAGTCTAAGAATCCATCAGTCAAATCATTTAAGTTGCCAGCAACAATTCTTTTGTTGATATATGTTGTAAATAACATAGTAAATGCGTTTTTAGCTTGGGGAGCATTGTTAAAGTACTCAGATACTTTAGCACCGTATGTTTGTGCGCTTTTCTTAGCTTGATTTAGTAGACCTTTGTCTATCTTTACCTTAGGGGTGATAGGCATTTTAGCAGGAACAATAGCAACATTGCTGTTATTCTTTAATGTTCCTATGCTACCGTCTAATGGTGTAGCTTCGTCAGTAGTCATTGCTGTTGCAGGAATAAACTGATGAACTACAATACCTGCTTGTTTACCTGTTAATTCTTTACCAGTTTCACTGTTAGGGTCTACTGTATATGTTATACCGTTTGGATTAGCTTTAAATCTGTATAGTCCGTCTTTACTAACTTGTAGTGGCTTACTGAATAGTAAGTCTCCCCAGTAATAACCTTTGCTTCTATCTGCTTTTTCTAAACCAGGCCATATTTCATTAATTAATGCATGTAAGTTGCTACGGTCTACCCCACGTGCCTGATCGTATTGCATGAACTGTTCAGGGCTGTATACATTACGTCCAGAGCCATCACCTTTGTTGAACATATGCTTATCCATGATGCTGAACTTACCATTAGGTCCACGACCAAAAATCAGTGCAGGGTATCCGTCCCATTTGATAGTAATCTTTTGTGGATTTAGTGCAGTATCAACTGTAGCTTGTATTGCACGTTCCGCACCCTGTCCCCCGTCAAGTAACACTAGGTCCTCTGGGTGATCCATGTGACCTTTAGCTTCAAATACTACATTTGATATTTGATCTATTTTATTTGTTAGTATTGATAGTGACTCAGCTAGGTTCATTGTCTCTGTTCTTTTTTAACGATTTAGAGAACCTAGTTTGGTCCTTACTTTTTATAGCACTTAGTAGCTTACGCTCTAATATCGCTGCCTGTTCAGGGGTGTAATGTCTGTTAATCATTTCCAGCAAATTAATTGCACTAGTAATAATATTGTGGCCACGGCTTTCAATAATGTGAGTTGTATCACGATTATTACCAATGGACTCTAATTCTTCCAAGAGGCTGCGAGTTTGTTTCTGCATATAATTATCCTAATAGTATTTATTCAGTTATCCGTTTTATTTCTTTAAACTATTAAGCAAAGACTTCAATTTTGACCCTTGTACATCCCCCACAACACGTTTTTGAATTGGTTCTAGTACTTCCCCTGTAGTCTGGTCAATGATAGGTTCTGTTGAAGTTACAACTGATTGTGTCTTCAATTTACTCATAATGTCATTAGGACTAGGTTTAGGGGTATAACTTGTTTCTGCTTCTGGGTTAGGGTCTGAAATACGCATTGTCTCAACGTTGTACTCCAGTTCAATTTTCTGACCAACACCAGTACTACTACGTGACTTCATACATTGTAATTGATACTGACCACGTTCACGCATACTACGACTTGTGAAGATACCAAACACGTTGTCAGCAGTGTTAATCTTACTGATACCACCACTGATGTGACTATGATCGAATTCAATTTCATCAACCGCAGTACGATTCAACTGACTTGCAGTGACCATTAACATACCTAATTCTTTTGCTAAGTTACGCAATTCTTCACTAACATACTTGTCTTTAACGAACAAGTCAGATGGGCTAACTTTAGCACTTACTGGCATCAACAAGTCCAAATAGTCAATCATTACAAAGTCAAGCTTCTGACCAGATGCAATCTCAAATTCTTTTAAGAAAGCACGAACATGATTGATGTTACTCTGTGCTGGTAATGCTTTAATCTGATAGTTACCAGACTTCTTACCAACCATCTTAATCAATAATTCTGCACCAGGCACATCTCTACGAATGTCTCTTGTGCTACGATTAGTCAACATAGCATCAGTTCGTAGACCAGTCAATTCTTCACTAAGTTCTAGTGTGATGTAAACACCATTGAGTCCTAATTGTAACCAGTTCAATGCAATGTTCATCATAACAAGTGATTTACCTGAACCACTACCACCTGCAAAGATATTCAACTCACCTCGACTGAAACCACCATGTAATAGTTTATCAAGTTGAGGCCATCCTGTAGATACCTGTCCACCACTGCTAAAGTATTTGTCTAATCGTGCAGATGGGCTATCAAAGTAATCAGTGCCCATGTCTCTGGTCAAACTGATTTGAACAGCGTCCTTGACTAGTTTTTCAATAGATTCAAACTTACCACTTTCAAGCAATTCATATGCTTTAACAATAGCACGTTCTAATTCTTGCTTCTTAGTGAATGCTTCAAATTTATCTAAGAACCATTCTTTGCGATTATCTTTAACTTCATCCAGTAACTCGATTTCAACACCTGTGCTTGCTTTAATAATCTCACTATCAGGTAATGTTCTATATTTGTCTGAGTGTTCTTTTAATAGTTCAGCCACTGGTCTAAGTGACTTATCAAAGTTCTCTGGATTGAAGATGTTAATAACACGTGTAAACAATTCTGCATCTGATACCATTGTTCGCAACAATGTTAGTTGCATTTCTTTACTATAATTTTCTGACAATTTTATTCCTCTGTATTTCTATTTTTATCTTATTCATTGTTGCTGATTCTAATATGCTTAATAGTGTTGCTAGCCTACCATATTTAACGACTGCATCATTCACATCTTTTACATCGTCATCCCAAGGTGGTATGCTAATACTATATCCTAGCTCTAATGCTCTGTCGCAAGTAGCTAGTCCTGTCTTATCATGATCTGGAACAAAAATAATTTTTCTGTTTAGTTGTGCCAATAGTTCTGCTTGGTCATCATTGATTGTATTGTGTGTTAATGCACACGCACCTAAACTTAGTGCATCGAATATTCCCTCGACTAGAATACAAACACTTTGATCTGGTTTTTGAAAGTCATAACCAAACACGTAGCCCGGCTGTTGCTCGTTGATGTATTTAGGAATCTTGTTATCTAAGAATCTACTTGTATGTCCTACAATCTTATTCTTATATGTGTATGGGATAATGATACGATTTCCCATACGACCTACATCGTTGGGAGTAATCATAAAGGGATATTCATTACTACTTATACCCCTCGCCCTGAGATAGTCTACGTATACTTTGTGTAATACATTATCTTGGTCAAGTAGTTCAGCATCAGGTAGTTCATGATCCTTGAACTTAATCTTCTTTTCTTTTTTCTTGGGTGTTAAATCAACAAAGTCTTTTTGTAATACACTTTCCATACTCCACTTTTGAATCTGTGTTTCATCTACACCACACCAGATTAATAGTTGTCTAGTATTCTTTGTAATTGATGTTCCCAATCTAAATCCACACTTGAATCCACAATTGAAACAATGCATTGACCAGTTGTCAGTGCCATCAAACTTGATACCACCTCGACTTCTGCGATCGGCTTTGTGCCCACGATGATGGCAGCATACAGCATTAAAGCTATGCCAGCCACTACCCGTGAGTTTTCTTTTGCCTGGAATTATAGACAGAATATCGAACATTTAGTTAGTATAACAAAACTGTTACACTTTTGCAATAGTATTGGCTTATCTTGTCCAGAGATTGGTGACCACACCTGCATTGCTTACAAATGTCATACGTATGAAAGGGTGATAGCCACGGACTAAATAACCTTCTGTTGAGGTCTGGTCAGTGTAGTCGTATATGTCGCTGACCAAATACCAATCAGCATCACCTACAGTAGAACCCTCAATGAATACATTGCCATAGAAGTCAGTGTATGTAGCTTGTAATGACATAACTGGGTTATCGTTTGTACTGATAACACTACTACAATATACTGTGCTGTTTGGGTTAGGGTTTACATAGGTGTTAGGGATCCAGTTTGTGTTAGCAAACATTTGTCCATCTGGAATACTAACTTGCATACTTGGAACAAAGCTAGGTAATACACTATTAACGATATTAATATCACCACGTGCTCCTGCATTTTGGTCTACAAACACAGGGAAGTCAAAGTCACCAACGGGAATCTCTAATGAATAATAACATTTCTGTGTGACAATATCTTCAATTTCAGCAGGGGAAATATATAATGAGGCAATACCATTCAATGCTAGTTGCAATGTCAATGCTTTTCTAACTAGAACTTCGTTACCTTCATAATTGATAATACGACATGTGATTTCTTTACCTGTGATATCCACTGGCTTTTGTTCTTGGTTAAGAAATTGAAACTGTAATTGATTATCTACACCTTTGTGTAGAGTTAAAGGTTTGGCATACTGAGGCATATAGCTCCTAGGGGAAAATCCTGTTAAAAGTATAACGATTTGTCTTTGTGTATAGACGAAAACTTGGGTTGAGTACATACTGATATTTATCAAAATATATTAACCATTCGTCCGATGATAAATATTTCGGTCAATATAATAACAATGATTCAAAACGAATTTTTCAAAAAACTAAGCGAAAATCATCCTTTCATCACTATATGTTCCTATGCTAATCAGGATTATGTAGGAATTGTTCAAAACAGGGATGATGTTGTCACCACTATTTACGATTACGGAGCCATAGTAGACCCGTTAGTTAAAGAAAAATTCTTAGAATTGGGTGATATTTGGTGGTGGGAGAGTAATCGATTGATACCGATTAACTTGTTTCTTAAAGATGATTGGGTTATATTTAAACCCTATTTAAGAACATTTCACAACAAAACATTGACCATTGTGCATGGTCCTGCTTGTAGTATTAGCGAACTACATAAGCGCAGAACGAAACGCCGTAGTATTACTCTTGTTCGACGGATGCCTTGAGTAAGTTCATATGAACTACTACTAAATGTGCATAAGCTATAGCGTGACTCTTTTTAAAGCTATACCCATCAATACCCTTGTCCCAGATAGTTTCACTTACTTCACGCCAACTTTTACCAATTAAATGCTTCTTTGCTGGACGAATTAATGCTAGAAACATCGCTAGTCTAGGTATAGTATTGATAGGTTCAGGCATCTTTTGAATAGATTGATAATGATTACCCAAGTGAATCAGTTTCTCAACAAACACCTTGTCATTTAGTTTAGACCAATCAGGATCTGCCATCAATTCAACTAAATGTTGTTCATCACGCACTTGATTGTATACATGAACATTCAATAAGTCTAGTTTAAAGTAACCACGTTTTTCTGCTTCAACATAATCGATGCTTGACATATCTCTAACAGGGTCATATGGGATATCAGTAACATATACACCAGTAGCATGATGACGTATAGGATTAGCATTACGCATAGCCGCACGTGTGTGAGGGATTAACTTTAGTAAGTCATCCCTTGATCCAAAGTCAATGTCAATGTCACTATCTATTCTCATCGTGGTAGTACCAATCCTGCTTTAATTAATTTTACATAACCCTGTTGCACAACAATAGCCTGGCGTTCAGCATCTTCTACAGCCTTGTGACTCGTAACGTGTCCGCCGTCTTTTAGTTTGACACCGGTAATGTCATACAATGTTCGTGTATCTCTGATATCCCAGAAGTTCCAGGGTGTGTTCTTACCAAGTTGCCGCCATGCATGATCCATTGCTACAACGTCAAAGCTTGCACCATTACTCCATGCACCTTTGCTACGATTCCAACAGAACTTGTACAATTGATTCATTGCTTCTTCAAATGATACACGGTCACGGTCACCCATAGCTTCTTCAATTGCTTCTGGACTTTGTTTGCCCCACCATTCCATTGTTGCATCATTGATACTACGTTTGTAGATTTCTGTTTGATCCTCAATCGTGGGACGAATCTCAATTTTATCTATAATGCCATGACCACGTGGATCGAATAACACTGCACCAATAGTTAGAATCACACAGTCAGGTGTTGTGTCTAGTGATTCAATGTCAATCATTACATCCATATTATGCCTTTAATACTTTCCATATATATTTCTTTTCTAGTATGTCTTGTAGTTTTTCTGCTTCATGTTGTTCACGAAATACTACCCCCTGTATTTCATACATAGATTCTAAGTAATCTCCATATTGTTTTTTAGTATCTTGATACCAGACTATAGCGTCAATCCATAGTGTATCATATTCATTACCTCTAAGCAATATTGCTAGTCCTACTTGGTAGCATTGCATCTCACCAAATAAAATATCTAATAACTTGATATTAGATACACTATCTCTAATACTTCTAAATGTAGGCCACGATACTACCCAATTGTCATTGGTTGATTTGTTTACGATGAAAGGTGAATTGTTCATTGATATTTTAGTAGAAACACAATGTATTTCTTTTCGTCCATAATTTTATATCCGTCAGTGATGTTACCATTGACTATCTGCATCTTAATGCCATACTTTTCTTCTATATAATCTTCAAAGTCAAACGCATCAAACTGTCCATTCTTAGCATCAACCATATATTCAGTACGAACTTTTTTCAATGCTGCCCAATAGTCCCATCGTTTCTTACGAAAATCTATGTTAGGATCATCGTCATCGTAATCTTGTATAGGAGGTATAGTAGTCATTTGTATAGTAGTTCAAACCAGGTAGCTAGTTCATCTTTGTAAAATGTAAACACAGTATGTTTTGGAATCTCCCCTATCATGTCATCCCATTTACTTTGATTATATGCAAAGTCATAATCTATACCCTGCACATATCCCTTACCACGTAATTCTTTAACAATCTCCATTATGTCATTGGGTGATTTATCTTTAACTGTAATTCTAATCATGAGGAGAATTTAATTGCAAAGAAAGTAGCTAACCTTTCATCTTCTAATGACAGGTACCATCGTTTACTAACCATACCAGGATCCCATTCACTCTTAACTAACCAACCTCGTCCACCTATGCTATTGTGTAGATAGTGCATACGAGGGCCTACATTCT